CCCGCGCATCCTTGATCGTATTGCCCCTCCTGCTGCCCATGGTAAACCAAACGGTTCCCATGGGGCAGAAGGATTCTCCGTTCCCGGAAGCCACACAAGTGTGGCATCTACGAGCGACTTATGCCTAGACAGTATCTCGGAAACAGTACCGCCCCTCTTAAAGAGTGGGGATACACCCGGCCAGACCTTCAAGAGCTTCTCCCGTGCCGCACGTATGCGGCGGGAGTACTCAGAGGGTCCGACCCGATTTTCTTCCAGGATGCCCTTTGGCATCACGAGCGATAACCGATGGTTCATCAGGATTGTCTGGCCCTCAACGAAATCATCGTGAGGACCACACAAGTACCATGGCGCACCTTTCGGCCCTGGCTTTAAGCTTTGGGTCGGCCCAAGAGAATGAGGAATCCTCCTGAGAAGGCCTTCAGCCTCTTCCTCCGCCATAGAATAAACAGTAAGACCGGTTGCCCGTCTCCAAATCCTGGAGAAGACACCCGGACCGCCATCCATCTTACAACAAAGTAAGACACCAAGAGCTCGCCTATGTCTAGAACTCGCGACACGACGGAGGTCGATTTCATAACCCTTACGGGTAATGAAACCAGCACCGCCAAGTGCAATTGGCAAGTAGGGGAACACCCCCATTGATCGGAGCTTTGAGATAGCAGGACCATGCAGCGTCTGCTGCACCGCCCAAACCCGGCGAGGTTCGGCACCCCCCTCGAGGAGGGACTCCACAATCTTGCCCGCCACCAGTAAACACTGGAGGTCGGAAGAAACGACGCAAACCGCGTCTTTGTGGAACCCTGCCCAAGGGTTGACCAAACCTCGTAAGGTAATGGCCGGTTGTTGGTTCACACCAACAATCTTCATGCTTCTCAGGCTCCCGTCAACGGGGCCCTCCCTTTTCTTGCCCTCTAAACAATAAAGTCGTTCAAGGAAAACGCAACGTCCAGAATCACTCCTAAAATGCTTTCCAGCACTCAGCTTCCCCCCACAAACAGAGATGATGTCCTCGTACTTATCTAATACGGGATTATCAGCGATTAGAATGGCGTCGTCGCCACAGATCAGATAACTAACCTGGGGTTTGACACCAGTCAACCCGCGGGGGTAAACGAAGCTTTTACTGAACTCGATCCAAAATAAATGAACCAAGCAGAGTATAACCCAGGTGGTTGGAAGACCCATGAGTATACCCCTCTTCGACAAAGAAGGAGGGTAGGTTCCTGGCCATTCAACCATCTGGGGCCCAGAGCAAGCACGAAGTCCTACTTGCTCCCGCCTAGTAAACTTCCCAGAATCGATTAAACCATCGACAAGTGAAGCAACTAGGTCCAACGGGAGGAGATCAGAGGCCGAAGTCAAGTCTGAAGATAGCACGGGTAGGAAATCTCGTTGGACTAGCCTATACAGGCTTTCCCGGTGTCGTCCTGAAAGGACGTCCCTCACGGACGGGTCTTCACGCAATCCTGCGAGAAGACGAGCACGTGCGGGGTGTCCCAACAGGACAGCAGCCGCCGACGATTTTGTCACTACCCGAGCCTTCAGGCCTGGCTCACGGACAACGGTTACTGAAGCATTGGGAGTCAGTGGTAACACTGATTCACAATACCGAAGTATACGTTCTTCAGCCAGAAAATCTTGCCATTCTTGGTCCAAAAGACCAACAGGTCGAGTTTCTGAGATTTCAGGAGCATTTTCAAGGCACTCTCGAACCCAACAGGCCAAACCCCCTGCCCGAACATTCTTCTCGTAACAAGCCGAGTCTGTCAGCCGAATGGCATCAGGACTCGGTCCATTAGAGAGGTGACGGGAGGCCCACTTCTTCCCAAATTGGCGAATTGCCTCTTTGTAGAGAAGCGGGACTGAAAATTCGGTGCATAGTGCTTCATGGTGGCTGGCCAAAGCTTCCTTCACTACCCTATCGGGTGGTGTTGGGAGAGACCTTCCAACCATGGAAAACTGCGCACAAAATTTTACAGGGAAATGGCCCTTCGTGCCCAAGAGTGATAGCACACCATTACCGGATAACCAAGCGAGCCGGCACCGAGTCGACTCTTTCTTTATAAGAGAAAGAGCATACTCGACACCACTTCGCTCAGAGATCCTCCTCAGATTTTGGATAATCTTTGGAAGCAAACCCGTAATGGTCCTGGAGCTACGTAAAACACGAGGACGATCGAGATGAGAAATGGGAAGCCCAGTATATGATGCAAAAGCAGCATATATCGAGCGAATCCCAGAACTCAGACGATCCTTCTCGTGTCTTCGGAGAGGCCGGAATAACCGGCCAGAGCAATACGATCCACCCCTTCCACTGGGGGTGTCATTCGACAGGGAAACCCCCCCCTTTTGGGGGTGGGTTTCACTACCGGGTGCCACCATAGTGGCAAGGGGCTGCCTTCCGGCAGCCTCCGCTGTGTTCTTATC